TTTTTGCTACTAAGATCAGTCAAAAAAATATTTTAATTACTTCTCCTTTTACTTTAACAAAACCAAACCCAATAAGATATGACAAAAATTTACAATTAAAAGAAGATTATGATTACACATTACAGCATATAAATAACAAGGGCTGTATCAGATATCATCGTTTTTTATTTAATTTTAAAAGATATGGAAACATAGGGGGTGCAGTTAGTTATAGAACAAACCAGTTAGAACAAGAAACAATTGATTATTTAAGAAACAAATGGGGGGAATGTATAAAATTAAATACTAAAAGAAAAAATGAAATATTATTAAATAAAAATAGTTACAATATTTTAAAAAGCAAACAACAAGTATTATTTTGAAACGTGAAAGAAATTACAAGAGAATATTGGTTAATGGCCTTATTAGATTTTGATGATGGTGTAACTATTGAAGACATGTACAAAATATTAAAATTATACGAAAGGGAGGAAATGTACTATGAATGTGCAGGAATATTAAAAGCAATAAAACAAATACAAAATGAAAGAAAAACTACAAAAAGCAAGAAAGCTTAAAAAAATTATACTATCTCAATTAGGTGTAGATATAAACAAAGTAAGTAGGGTAAAACATATAGTAGAAGCTAGGTATATTTACTTTACAATACTAAGAGAAAAAGAATGTTTTACTCTTGATTTAATAGGTAGCACAGTTAATAAAGATCATGCAACTGTATTACATGGTACAAAAGCTTTAAATGTATGGATAAAATATGATAAAAGCTTAAATCAAAAATATAAAAATGTATTAAAGGCTTTCCAAAAAAACAAAATGTTAAATAATCATGGAATATTAGATTTATTTGAACAAGTGCCAGAAAATAAATTACCATTATTACAATATAAAATACAGCACATTTTAAAACTTGCAGAATATGAAGAAAATCAAATAAAAATAAACAAAGCTAAATCAAAAATTAAACTATGAACGTATTTTATACTTTTTGTACTCTAATTGTGGTATGTATATTAGCAGTGCTATGGATTAAGTTATTTGAATCTGATTAACAAAAGTTTATATTTTTTATTATATATATAATTGAATAAACAATCTTTTTTCAAACTTTATGGACAAACGTAAAAATAACGGAGGTGCAAGAAAAGGTGCAGGACGCAAACCAAAAAGCGAAGAACTAAAGCTTAGGGAAAAATTAAGCCCCTTAGAAGATGATGCTTTTAATGCACTTAAAGCAGGTGTACAAAACGGTGATTTTAAATTTGTACAGTTGTATTATAATTACTATGCAGGTAAGCCAAGGGAAACAAAGGATATATCTATTAACGAAGATGTGCCTTTATTTATTGATTAATGCAGGTTACAAGAACAAAGGCCTTAACTAAATTACAAAAGCTAAACAACCGTACTAAGATAATTAGAGGGGGTACATCGGCAGGTAAAACTATTTGTATTTTATTAATACTTATAGACTATGCTATAAAGAACACAAGTAAAGAAATAAGTATAGTAGCCGAAAGTGTACCTGCATTACGTAGAGGTGCTTTAAAAGACTTTTTAAGTATAATGAAAGGCCTACACAGATATAAAGAAAACCAGTTTAATAGAAGTACTTTAAAATACGAATTTACAAATGGTAGTTATATTGAGTTTTTTAGTACAGACCAGCCTGATAAATTAAGGGGTGCAAGACGTACAGACTTATTTATTAATGAATGTAATAACGTAAACTTTGAAGCTTATAACCAATTAGCAGTAAGAACAAGTGGGAACATTTGGTTAGATTATAACCCAAGTGTATTATTTTGGGCAGACAAAGAATTAATAGGCCAGCCAAATACAGACTTTATTACATTAACCTATAAAGATAATGAAGTATTACCTGAAAGCATTGTAAAGGAAATAGAAAAAGCAAAGGTAAAAGCTGAAACATCTACTTATTGGGCTAATTGGTGGCGAGTATATGGACTAGGTGAACTAGGAAGGCTTGAAGGTGTTTGCATACCAGACTGGAAACAAATTAGTACATTACCTAACGAAGCTAGATTACTAAACCATGGAATGGACTTTGGGTATAGTGTAGATCCAACATCGATTATAGCATTATACAAATACAACGAATCATATATATTTGACGAAGTAGCATACAATAAAGGCCTACTAAATTCAGATATAAGTAACCTGCTAAAACAAAACAACGTTAATAATACAATCTATGCAGATAGTGCAGAACCTAAATCAATTGCAGAGCTGCGTACTTATGGCCATCAAATATACCCAGTTGTAAAAGGTAGAGACAGTATTGTATATGGTATTAACTTAATAAACCAAAATATAATATACATAACACAAAGGAGTAAAAACCTAATAAGGGAATTACAAGGATACGTGTGGAGTACAGACAAAGCAGGTAATGTATTACAAAAACCACAAGGAGCAGACCATGCAATCGATGCTGCTAGGTATAGTTTAATGATGGAACTAGACAACCCAAACAAAGGTGAATACTATATATATTAAAAAAAATTTGTTAATAATTTGTTTATATAAAAAATAGTTGTATATTTACATAGTAAAACAATAAGGGTTCAATACTTACGAATCATTAAGCCAAAGGTCAAAAGTGCAGTCAGTCAATGTTCCCTTAGTTTTACTTTAACAAAAACAATAACAATGGAAAATACAATAACACAAAAAGTAAATAGACAAAATGCTGTAACAGTTGGTAAAAGTATTGGTAAAATACACAATATAAAACAATCAATTAAATTAGGTTTTAGCAAACCTTACATAATTGCAGCTTTAGAAGAATTAGAAGTACAACTTAATAAAATAAATTTATAATGGATAGGTATAAACAAAACTTAGCAATAAAAGGAAATCAGGTTTGGTCTTATTCTACACATGTAGCAACAATAAAAGATAATAACTTACATCAATTAGGATGGTGGTCAGTTGCTACACAAAAGCATATTAATTATGTAGCTAAAGAACTTAATTTAAATTTAATAAAATAATGTTTAATTATCAAGAAAAACTAAAAGAGATAAACAGCCAACCAAATGTGTTTGTATTACTTGACCATTTAGGTACTGAATTTATAAACCACAAAACAAGGTTAGAATATATTGAAATTATAAAACAAGAATTAAAAAAATAGTTTGTTAATAATTTGTTTATATTAAATATTAGTTTTATATTAGTGTATAATTAAAAACAATAATAAAATGAAATACAAAATTATAGACAATAGAAATAAAAAAGATAATTTAGAAATAAACGAAGACGGGTCAGGTAAATGGTACATTGAATATCTACCAACTGGGGTTCTAACTCCTACTTTTACAAAAAAAGAATCTTTATATATTATAAAACATGAGCCTAATTTTATTCAGCAATAATTAAAAACAATAAAAATGAAAAAAGAAATAGAAAACCTACTAGCTTATGCAATACAACTAGATGAATACGAACGTAAACAAATTATTTCAGTATTAATTGCATCAATGTTAACTGACGAATCAAATAATGAAGCTGAAAAAAAATACAATAAAATAATTAATACTTTAAAACAATGTCAAGAATAAAAACAATATCAATTACTAAAAAAGAATTAAAATTAATAACAGGTGCCATTATACATCAAAGACTATTAAATAAAACTAATCCAAAAAAGTTTGTTGAATTACAAAATTTAGTAGAAAAAATTAACAAACTATCACTATTATTTGAGTATAAGATGCAGCCAATTATGTATGATGAATTTTAAAAACAAAAAACTATGAAAATTATTAAAGAATTATTTAACAAACAAAACAGGTTTACTACAATTAAGATGATTGTATATCCACTATTTTGGTATAGTATTATGTGGGCAACCATCTACTCTATAGCATGGTTAGATTATAACATTTTTTATTAGTGCGATGCAGTAAACACCTTACTGATGAACAATTACGAAGCTGGGCTTTTTCTAATAAAATATTTATATCAATGCAAGCAGTATGGAATAATGAAAGAAGAAAACCACAAGACCTTATAATAGTTGTTAATTATGCAGGCCACAAAGTAAAAGGTAAATTATTATGGAGTCAAAAAAAACAAGATATACATTTAATTGATAAAAGAATAAAAGAACTATACAGGCATTACTACGAAACGTATAAAGTAAATGATAAAGAAATAAAGGTTTAGTTTGTTTGGTTTAATTGTGAATAAGGTAGCTGTAAAAGGTTACCTTTTTCTTTTTATACAAATATGTACTATATTTATTATTATAGTATGAAGCTTAATATATTAGTACCAGACGATTTAAATGATATAACTTTACAACAATACCAAAAGTTTGAAAATTTAAATACCAGTGAAAACCAAAATACTGCTTTTTTGTTACACAAAATGATTGAAATATTTTGTAACATTAACTTAACAGATATAGCTAAAATTAAATACAACGATGTACAAAAAATAGCTAAACACATTAATAAACTATTTGAAGTTAAACCAGCTTTACAAAACACTTTTACTTTAAATAATATTAAATACGGTTTTATACCACAACTTGACGACATGACATTAGGCGAGTATATTGACCTAGATAATTACTTAGGTGATTGGAAAACAATGCACAAAGCAATGTCTGTTTTATATAGGCCAATTAAACACCAAAAACAAACAAGGTATAATATAGAAGAATACAAAGGTTCTAATGATAAATTACTTAGTATACCTTTAGGGGTTGTAATGGGTTCACTGGTTTTTTTTTACAGTTTAAACAACGAGTTATTGAAAACTACCCTGAACTATTTACAGAAGGAAATACCGAACAACCTGACCTTACAGCAGTTGGAAACTTTGGAGCAAAGTGGGGGTTCTATCAATCAGTCTATGGAATTGCTAAAGGGGATGTTACCAAATTTGATGAAGTAAATAAACTAAATTTTCATAAATGTTTGTTATTATTAACTTTTGAAAAAGAAAAAAACCAATTAGAAAAACAATTAATTAAAAAATGAAAGGCTTTTACAATTTAACAAATAAACTAAAAGATACATTAGCAGCAGAACCGTTTGTAAATACTGTTACTTTTGGAAGTTTAGATGATGTTGATTTAAACAAACTAACTATATTTCCTTTAGCACATGTTATAGTAAATAACACAACAATAGGAACACAAACATTAATTTGTAATGTTACTATACTTGCTATGGATATTGTTGATATAAGTAAAGATGCAGTATCTGATGCGTATGTAGGTAACGACAACGAACAAGACGTTTTAAATACACAACTAGCATTACTTACTAGGGTTGTTAATTTATTACAACGAGGGTCCTTATACGAAGAATTATATCAAGTTGAAGGAGATGTTAATTGTGAGCCTTTTGTAGATAGGTTTGAAAATAAACTTGCAGGCTGGGCAGCTACATTTGATGTAACAATACAAAACGATATGACGATATGCAGCTAAAAGAACAAAAAAAAGCATTACAAGCTTTTGGTAAATATGTAGTACAACAAGCTAGAACAATATTAACCAAAAATAAAGGTAATGATAAAAAAGGTTTTACTACAAATAACACTAAACAATTATACGACAGTTTAAGTTACCAAATTGATGACGTAAGTGTAGGAAGTAGGTTATACTTTGAAATGGAAGATTATGGCCAATACCAAGACCGTGGGGTAAGCGGAACTGAACGTAAGTATAATACACCATTTAGTTATAAAAGCACTTCTAAACTTATAGGCCTTGAATACAATACAGGTTACTTGGGTAAATGGGCTGCTGCAAATAAATTACAACCTAGATTAAAAAATGGTAGGTATGGAACTTATAAACAAATGGGGTTTATATTAGCACAATCAATTAAGAAAAAAGGTTTAAAGCCTAGTTTGTTTTTTACGAAACCATTTGAAAGGGGTTTAAAAAGGTTGCCTGAAGAGTTAGCAAATGGACTAAGTACAGATTTTGATAATTTTTTAAGTTAATATTATGACAAAGATAAATGCAAGAAGCCCAATATATTTAAACTACGGAGACCCCTTACCTCCTGCTGTTACATTAGATTGTGATACAGCAAAGGGTGATGATTTTTGTATGGAAATATCTCAACGAGGAATAGTAACACTAGACACACCTGATTTTGGATATATAGTTTCTTATACAAGTTCTGATTCAGGCTTTGCAAACGGTAAATTTGCAGATGTAACAACAGATACAGCCAGAACTGTTGTAGTTAAAATTAAAATACCTGATGGTTTTGCTAATAGTTCTGACGGTTATTTAGAGTGTAGTGTGCCAGTTACACAACCTGCTTTTGTTGCAGGAACTACATGTACTTCTAGAATAGTTCCAAATGGCTCAATGTCAAATGTATCAATAGCTAAAGATGGGGCTTCTAGTTCAGCACAATCAACAGCAGGTAAATTTACATTAAATGGCGATACAATAACAGGGTTTACTTTTCAACAATCTGATGAAAGTTTGTTTTCTTTTTCTACTTCTGTAGATTCAGGAACTGATTTAAATATAGTAATTACTTCAAATGCTATTTGTGGTACTGGGTACTTACAAGTTATTCCAACAGTTTCAGATACTACTTCATGTCAAGCTGTACAACAAATACAAGTAGACGTTACAGGGTGTGGGGCTTTTGCTTGTACAGATGCTCCTTTAAGTGGTGGTAAAATAGATCCAGATGGAACTATATCTACAAAACCTACTTCAGCTGCTTTTATAACTACTACAAATAATATTAGTTCAGATGCTTCAGGAAGCCCATTAGTAACTTCTGTAGCTGCTAATAGTACAGGGTCACCAATAGATAGAGTATTATATTATAAGCTAACAATACCGCCTAATTTTTCAAGTGCTGGGGGTGATAAATGGTGTGCTCATACAATAACACAACAAAGTACATCTACATTACCAGCTTTTACCTATGCAGATGCTAGGCATTATAACTATGGTGTAGAACAAGATGGTACAATAAAACCAGGAGAAGTAATATATGGAACTATAAAAAGCTTTGACCCAGTAGGCATTGATGGAATGTCATTTCCAATAGTACAAACTGACACAACAAGGCAAGTAGATTTTGTAATAACTTCGCCTAACGATGCTACAACTTGGAGCAACCCAAATACTGATATAACTGAGAGGGTATCTATGGTACAACCAGCAGACACATCGCCTTGTGGTACAGCTACTAATACTTTTTTTATTAGTGCAGGGTTTAGCCATTCAGTTGAAAACGATAATTTAATTGTAAATGGTATATGTGGTAATGTAGCAATAAGTACAGAAGTAAAATGTTCTGTAACATTTGACAACTTAGTTGCAGGTGCAAAACTATGTACAGAAAAATCTAATTTAAAAGACGGTAAGGGCAAAGCTTTTGTAGTTTCAAAAAGTAGTACAATAAACAACGGTGAACAGTTTCCAATAATGCAAGTAATTTTATTAGGTTCTAATGGTGTTGTTAGTTTAGTTTCACAAGTATATTGCTTTAATGGTAAAGCTTATGGGGATTTAATATAAAAAATTATGGCATTAAATAGAGCAGAATTAAATTTATATATTTGGACTGGAACAAGTTCAGATAAACCAACAGATGCTAATTTTATAATTAGCAAAACAAAAGTAACAAGTCATACAGATATAAACTTTGAGATTGGAGAATTAGTAAACGATTATTTAAATCCAGTATTTAATGATGATTACGGTTCAACTTCAAACGGTAATGTAGATTGTGTTTATGTAAATGCTTATACTAGGTTATTTGATGAAGAAGATGTGTCGTTTGACCATAACAACCCAGTAGATAGTACTTTTGTTGCTTTAAATGGATATGGTGATTTTGAAGATGGTGCAACTCCTGAACTTTCTACTAATGCTTTAATTACTTGTAGTAATATTTATTTACCAGAAAATACAGCAGGTAAAATACCAATATTTGCAGAAGGTGTAGGGAAGTTTATAATAGGTGGGGTTACAACACAAGTAACAGATAACGGTAACACAAATCAAAAAATACAATACATACCAGTACCAGCAAACTCTGCATCTGTTTTAATATATGATACAGATGATTCTACTTTAAGAAAAACAATAACGGTACACAATATATGTGAACCAAAATTTACACCTTATAAAGTGACATTTATTAATAAGTATGGAGCACTACAAGATTTATACTTTTTTAAAAAAACAACAGAAAAATTTAATGTTACTGATTCTACTTATAAAACAAACATAATAGAAAATGCAACAGGTTCTTATAATACATACAAAGGCCAAAAGCAAAGATATAACGTTAATGCAGTTACAAGCTTATCAATGAATACAGGTTTTATATTAGAAGATATGACTTCTGCAATAGAAGAATTATTTTTAAGTGAAAATGTTTGGGTAAGGTTTCAAGGTAAAACATTACCAGTAATGCCTGCTAGTAAATCATTCCAACAAAAAACAGTACTAAACGACAAGTTAATTAATTATACAGTAGATTTTGAATTTGCTTTTAACAAGATAAATAATGTACGTTAATGCAATCTATACAATTATATATAAAAGATGATTCTGGAATTTACCAAGAAATTGAGTTATTTAAAGATGAAAGTGTTACACTTAATCAAAGCATTCAAGATGTAAAAGATATATCTAAAGTATTTACAGATTACACGCAAACGTTTTCAATACCTGCTACACGCACAAACAACAAAATATTTAAACACTTTTATAACTACTTTATTCAAGGCTTTGATGCAAGAGAAAAAAAAGATGCTAAACTTCATTTAAATTTTGAACCTTTTAAGGTAGGTAAAATTAAACTAGAAGGTGCTACATTAAAAAACAACAAACCTGATGTATATAAATTAACCTTTTATGGTAACATGGTTAACCTAAAGGATATACTAGGAGATAAAACATTAAGGACACTTACTTATTTTGATAATGCTTCTTTTACTTATCAAGCCAGTACAGTTAAAACCATGTTATCAGATGCTAGTAATTTAAGATTAGGTGGTAATTTGTGGACTGATAGTTTACTATTCCCATTAATAACACACACCGATAGGCTGTATTATGATAGTGATAATGAAATTGCAAATGCTGATGGATTAGCTAACATATATTATTCTACTAGTGGCACTTTACAGGGTGTATTGTGGTCACAATTAAAACCAGCATTAAGAGTTATAACAATATTTAGAGCAATAGAATACCAATACCCAAGTATTAAATTTAGTGAAGATTTTATAGACCAAAGTAATACAGAATTTTATGATTTATTTGTTTGGTTAAATAGTAAACAAGGTGATATAGT